ACATCGTGTGGGGGTCCAACGGCGATATGCCTATCAACCGCCCCGTCCCCTGCCTGCCGGGGGTGTTCAAGTACGGCAATCCATTTCCTACAAGGTGAAACATCAATATCTCCACTGAATATCGACTGTCTGGGCAGTGACATATACCTTCTCAACAAGCTCGTCTACAACGCCTCTCTTGTCATCGTAATCAAGCTCGTCCCAGCGGTTGAGGCGTTCAGCCAGCTCGATCATGCTATGTCTTGGTGTTGACATAGTAGCAGAGAGTTCAATCAGCTGCTGTCGATAGGTTTTGCTCTGGGCATCCAACTCGCTGACACGCTTATTGATGTATTCCATCAAAATGCTGTTGGCACTGGACACCTTATCCATGAGGCTGTTGATCTCAGCGGCAATTTGCTCCAGTTTGATGTTCAGCTCGTGGACAATCGGGTTCTGCTGCCAATTTGCCGGTTGGGACGTGACATTGTATTGCTCGACGTGATCCTTCATGCGCTGCAACATATTTGTTTCAACAACGTCGGCGAACAACTTACCGGCTCCCACACAGCCATGTGCGCCTATCCTGTGAACACAGCGTAAATACCGAACTCTACCCTTGTTGCCTCTTCGGACGACCAAGGCGTGCCCACACTTTCCGCATTTGATTTTTCCTGCCAGCCAAGTGTTGTGTGCCTTTAAGGGTTTGGAGACTGACTTGTTGTTGAGGCATTTTACCCTGGCGGCGATCCACACATCAGAGGGAACGATGCCCTCATGCGGAGCAAGAACCAGATGTTGCCCATTCAGCACACGGGCTTTATTACCAGCACTCTTGTCCTCGTAGAGGTAGCAGCCGTTCGTGCCGATAAAGTCCTCTGGGCTGTTGTGGATCTCTGTTCCCTGGTTTTTGAAGAAGCGGTACAGTTCCAGGTCAGCCTGCACGTAGATGGGATTCTTAATGGTATCTCCCAGCTGAGTTCGCCCCCATGTGCCATCCTTGGAGACAGGGTTTCTTATCCCATTGGCTTCCATGTATCGAACAATATCGCCGTAGGAGGTATGCGGCTGGGCATACATGGAGTAGATCAGCTTGATGATTTCTGCCGGCCCAGAATCGACGACATAACGGGAAGTCTTCTTGCCGTCGAGCATATACGGCTCCAGCTTGAATCCCATAGGGATTGGCCCGCCCATGTAGAACCCCTTCCGGCTTCGGCTCAGGTAGGCGTCGGTCACACGCATTTGGATTGTCTCGCGTTCCAGCTGGGCAAACACGATACAGATGTTGAGCATAGCCCGCCCCATTGGTGTGGAGGTATCGAACTTCTCATTGCAGGAGACGAACTCCACGCCGTATTTTTGAAACTCCTCCATCATATTTGCGAAGTCCAAAATGGAGCGACTGATTCTGTCCAACTTGTAGACGATGACTCTGCTCACCTCACCGCCGCGAATGCAATCCATCATCCGCTGGAAATCGGGACGGTCGGTATTTTTCCCAGAGAACCCTTTGTCCTGAAAGACCTTGTATACACCCCCACGTGTCTCGTATTGGCAGAACTCGATCTGGCTTTCAATGCTGATGCTGTCCACCTTATCGACGGACTGCCGGCCATAGATTGCGTCATATTTTTCCATATACAGCTCCCCTTTCTATGAAGAAGAGCCGCCAACGGTTTTATTATACCGTGACGGCTCATTTTACTCAAGCAGATTTTTCACAGTATTTGCTGAGGATCTTATACAGGCCGCGCTCGATCCGCTGCTTGGCATTTTTGCGTGCTTCCTCATTGATGAATATGGGGTGGAAATCACGTTCGATAATCTCCACATCCCCTACGCGCACCTTTCGTGCGGTCATTGTGTACCCAGTGATTTCGTTCATGCTGTCCTCCTTACTCAAGGTGTGCTTTCTTTGATTTGTTACACGTTGATTTTCTTTTCACACTTTTCTCAGGATGATCAAGCAGGCGCGGATGGGCATAGCGTAAAACCCGCTGCAATCGTTGCTCGGCCCGCTTGATGGTGCGAGATACAGTCGATTTGTTGATTCCAAATTGCCCAGCAATTTCCTCCATAGTAAGTCGATTATAGTAGTACGCCATAATGTACGTCCGCTGTTGCTCTGTGAGTTCATCACGAGCGGCTATGCGAAAAGCGTTCATAAGGTGATGGTAGGCCGGGTCATTATCATCGCCTTGGTTATTCCAGAGGTCAAAGGCATATTGGTCTTGCGCAAGCTCATAAGGAGCTGGCATATTTGTTTGTGGAAGTCTCATATAGATCCCCGCTTTCTGTGCTTTGCAACGGTGATACCAAGTATTTTGTAGCGGAGATATGCGCCGTCATCTTGGAAGCTGGTCATTCGTTGCAACCATTCCCAGCGGGACATGAGGAGCTTTTTGTATAACCACATTTGATTTCACCACCAAACTAATCTTTCATGTCCATTTTTGCTCCACAGTGTGGGCAAAACGCATCATTCAGACTGCCCTCAGATTCTGTCCTACAATGAGAGCACTGTACAATCATCATGTGATGTGGCCCATAATATTCTGTGTCAATCCAACGACCATGTACCACCGGGGTAACATCTGCGGAGGGAATAACGTCAATGTCTGAAACGTGCATTCTCACAACTCCGCACGTATCATTAAAGTAGCGGCGATAAATCTCAGATTTGTCAATGTATTCAGCCATCTTCTCATCACCAAATTAACCTTTCATCTCAATGCTCTAAATCTCCTGCTTCATGTCCGCATTCAGGACATTTGCAGGCAAAGTAATGAGATACATGGCCTCCGTCTACTCGCTTTGCGTCGTGATATTCACCGAAATCGGCCTCAAACTTGCACCAGCAAGCAGTACAGAGAAACTGCTTCTTGCACCGATAGGTGTTACCGTGCTCTAATATTTTCACACAACCTCTCCTTCCATAAAATCAGCCTTTCAGAAGAATTTCAATAGCGGTGTCCGTTTCATCTTTGCCAAGCCCATGGCTCATCACAGTTTGAACCCAGCGATCTTTATTCGGTTCGATGTCGGTACGGTCATCCAGAATCACAAAGTTAGACACCTCTGGGTGTTCTGCCAGCCATTGCGCAATTTCGGCCCCTCTGTGTGCTGAGGGAAGCTCTGGCGTAAACCCGTGGAATTGGATGCCATAGCGCATAAGCTCAGCTTTTAACTCTAAGTAGTCGCTGTTCCATTTCGGGTCATCCCTGTCATACCGCCAATCGCTTGATAGGACAACCTTCGCTTTGGTTTCTGTAATGATGCGTTTCAGGTTTTTGAGCTGCCTGCTCCCTACGAACCTGTATCCGCCAGTAGTTCTTCTGGTCGTTTTGTCGGTGTTGAGGACACCATCAATATCCAGAAAGACCACCTTGATCTTATCTACTGTTTCACTTTTCATCATGAAAGCCTCGTTTCATTCATGTGTTAAGATGCGATTTCTTTTTCCCATTGAGGTGAGAACTCTCCAAACAAATGAACCTCAGCATTGAGGCGGGCCGCAACTGCATCTTCTTTGTCATGAAAACGACCAATGAATATCCTTTTGCCGTTGTGTGTGATGCTTGCAACCCACCGTTTTCGCTGTTTATCAAACGAAACACCCGTTACGCCAGAAGTGTTGGTAGCATACAGACTTTTGTTCCAGTTATTTTCTAAGGCGCTACAGCATCTCAGATTTTGCTTTCTGTTGTCTGCTCGATTTTTGTTTTTATGATCAACACGCTGGCCGGGCTGAGGATGTGCGACTATCCTATGGAACCGGATAATTCGCAGCATCCCAAGATAGTAGTAACTGCTTGTAAGGTATCCATCCTTATCCACATACCAGCTCCGACTTTCAATTATGGGAAGGTCATCCAGGTCAAAGAGAAAACTTGATAGCCCAATATGCAGGACACCGTATGTGTCAAACAGCTCTACCACTTCCCTCACCTCGCAAATGGGTTGTTAGACGGCGAACTCACATAGTTCTCCAAGAACTTGATCATCTCGTCCTCCTCTGGGAAGAATGGGTCGCGGCCACCAGCTAACATTGCTCCCAGGGCGTTCATTATGAATTGCCCAAACCTCAAGTCGGGCACTTGCTTCCAGACGACCTTTAGCCGATTGCAAAAGTCGTCAATTCTTTTGGGATCTCTCATGCTATTTCAAACCTCCTTTCTCCACAGTTTATTGAAAAATGACAACCATACTGAGGAAGGGGGCAGAGTTCTTTCCATCTCCGAATTTCAGCCGACCACGGAGAAAACGGATTTCCACGTTTGGCTTCTGGTAGATATAGTCGTGGAAATAGGCTGTGTCCGTGCGGGCAGGGATAAGTAACACCACGGTCGTATCAGGCTGCTTGGCCTCTTCGGAGCATTTCTTCACCCAGTCCTTGATTGCCCGACCATACGGCGGATTGCAAAAGACCGTCTGCCCCCCCCCACGGTTGCTTCAGTCCATCGTCCGCTTCGGTAAAGTATCGGGCGCATTTATGATTGGACTCGTTAGCGCAGGGGTCAAGGGTGAAGTGAAACTCCGAGTCCAGCTCGTCGAAGAACGCTTGTGGCGTTGCCCAGTCCATAGCCTTGGACGAGAACATGACTTCGGTATTCATTTGTTTCACCTCATTGTCGATTTACTTGAAAATGGTTTGATCTGTGACTTGCTTGTTGTCAGTGATTTTGACTTCCATGCTGTCTGTAACCTTGATCCGAACTTCAGCCTCTTTTGCCCCAAACGGAAGGAACGCTGAGTGGTAATGGTCGCAGACTAACTCGTCACCATCAAAACGGAACACCCCACAGTGATCCTTGTATTCCAGCTCTCGGTTGCAAGTGGCGAGTTTGGCAAAGCGCCCCACCCAGTCTGGGGGTTTGACCTCATAGCTGGGATATGCCTCTACAAAGGTCTGATACTGTTCGGGGAATAGTTTCGCGAGTTGGTGCAAAAACATAGGGATGGTTTTCTTCTGATAGTCAGTTATCTCCCCACCCATCATGGCGTGGGGACGATAGGTGCAGATATTACAGATGTTTTCTGGAGTAAGTTTGTCAGCTGAAACAAAAAGACGATTACTCCCGAACCCTGGGTCGCTGCAATAGAACTTTCCGTTTTGATCTTCGATACGCACATAGGGTATTGCAAGCAGTGCGCCATCCCCAATGCGTATAACATAGGTGTTGTATGGGTAGGAGAGTTTTCCGTATTGCTCCTTAGCCTTGGTTTCCCTGTAGAGTTTTGCATACATCTTCGACCGTTTTGTACCGCCGTCGATATAGTTGATACGCCCATACTCACAGCGAATACCAAACAAGGTTGTCACTCGGAAACACTGCCCCTCTTTATAAGCGGAACATTCTTTTGCGTGATCGCAATAGATGTACTCTGCACGCAATCTTGCCTGCCTACTGCCATCGCCATAGAGCATTACGCTGATTGCCTCATCCATGTGTTTGTTCACCTCCTAAACGCCTGTTCATAGGTAAGGCCCGTGACGGCCAGAATACGCTCAATACTTTGGTTGCTGATACGGCCAGCACTCAGAGCTTGCCGAAGATGCCTACCCGTCCTGCGCTCCAGCTCGGCCACACGGACATGGTGTTCAGTCATCCACTGTCGCAGGCCAGGAAAGATGACAGTGGTGGGTTTGATGTAGGTGGTGCGGTTTTTGTGCCGACTGATGCTATCCTGTACGGCCTGCCGAGTAACACCATATCTTTTTGCAATCGCATCATAGGTCATCCCCTGCTCTCTGAGCGCCATATACTGTTCGCTTTTGGACATAGACTCACCCTCCCCTCTAAAGAGATTTTATTGCACGCTATGGAAGGTTAATGGGGCAGACGTTCATACCATGTTCTTTGAAATACTGGATGGCCTGCTCCGCTGAGAGGTGTTGCATAATCCATTCGAGAGTGACGTGCTCCATTTCCTCGAAGATTACCTTATAGGAGAATGTGTGTACGTTCTTGGCGAAAAGTCTTGTATACTCAGATCTGTAAAATCCGCCAACCTCGATAAATGGACGGTGTAGGAACAGCGTCATGCCAGCATACACACCATCAAAGCGTGACTGCTTGTCGAGGATTTTCAGTGTCGCCTCGGCAAAGCTGCATCTGTCAAGAAGAACGAGTTCTTTCTCTACCTCCGACTCATCCTTGCAGCAGTAACCGCCACTACCACACGTCTCCCACTTCTGATGGTTGACTTGAAATAGGGAGCGGGTTTTGTAGATTTTCAGCACATTACTTCCTCCTTGTGTAGTGAATTACACGGATATCCAGCTTGTATTTCCCCGCCGTCTCAATCATGTGCTTGGTGCCACGGCTTTGCCCGTCCCAAAAGGCCACCAGAGCATCAGCATTTCTCGCCATCTCTTCATTGCGGAGCATCCCAGCAGCACGACCTTTGCCGTCCCAGTCAGCAGGAAAATAGCGGACAGAGTAGCCACGTTCCTTGGCATATTGTTCTCCCAGACGGTCGGCACCCCTTGCCATGCCACACACAATTACGATTTCATCGGTCACGTTGGCAAGCAATTTATCCAGCTTCTGTGCAAGGCCAGCATAGTTGTTAAAGTCGCGTCCTCCGGCAACGATCACACGGAACATAGCGACCCCTCCTTTTTGAATTACAGCAGACTTTCGATATACTCCCGGTTCTGGGTGAAGATGGGTATATCGTCGTCGATGATCCATTTGCGCCGCTCCACAGTGACAGTCGTGGATGGATCTCGTGGGTTAGGCATGGTACTCTTGCTGACCTGCTTGATGCAGCAAGAACCCCGTTTGTTTTCAACAGGGAAGTTGTTCCAGTTGATACCGAACTTCGACCAAAGCATTTCCTGGATGTCGCTTTGGTTCTTCTTATTCAGCTCTTTCTGGGAGAAAAATGCTTGCCCCACAGCCTCGATGCTGTTACGGGTGGCGTCTTGCTGCCGCCAGATCAGGCAGTTGCAGACTTCTTCCTTGGGGATAGAGAATACACGTGCATCAAAGAGTGCCTTGTTGCGCTTAGACAAGTATAGCGATGCAAGCTCAATGACTGCAGGATCAACGTCATCATCTGTCCCACTCATTGTCCAGCTTGGAATTTTGCTGCACCCCCACACCTCACTGGCCTCAAAGAATGCTTCGTTAAACGCCAAGGTAGCCATAGCAGCGGCGATACTGGTCATTTTCTGGATATTGTACCCAAACCAGGCATCGGTTTTAATCGTTGCATAGTCGGTCAAGACAAGTGTAATCTCATCCGATTGAGTATAGCCAAAGACGCAGCCCTGAATATTCTCACAGAGATACTTCATGGTCTGTTGCATAGCCTGGGTAAGCACAGGATCAAAAGGCTTTGCCATCCCTTTGGTGAATGTGTGGAACGCCTTGCCGTCCAGCCGAATGATGACTGGCACACGGCGGGTCAGGTAGTTGCGGGAAATATTCTCATAGGCTTTCATGCGGTCGCCCAGAGCGTCTTTTTTGTTTGCCATTAGTACGTGTCCTCCTCCCATGGGATTTTGATAGCGTGTCTGCGATCCTCAGAATAAGACGTTACGCCATATCTATATTTCCAAGTCTCAAGGTACGCCTGCATCTCATTTATGGCAGCAGTTCCGATATCAGATATAGCACCGTCGTACATCTCTTCACAAGCATTTTCGATGATACTGCCGGCATCAAGTACCAACTCGATTTGCTCAGTACCCCAAACATATTCAGGCTTTTCTGGGGTGGGGATACCTTCTTTTTCGCATTCCACAACAAAGTCATGCCATGCGTCGAAAAATTCTTGCCAGTCAGAAAAATATCCCTCGTTGCGTGAAAAGAAATTGCTGTATGCCATTGCATACTTGCTACCAAGCTCATACGATTCATGCTTCTGAGCTTTTTGAAGGGTTTCCTGGTACTGCTGCCTTTTCTTCTCACGCTGCCGTTGTTGTTCCGCTTCACAGTCACAGTACGAACGGCCTTTGGGGATTTGTTTCCCACAGTCTGGGCAAATATGCACCACGCCGTTATAACAACTGGGGCAGAACGTCAAGGACTGATGCTTGTATGGGAAGTGGCCTGCGACTTTGTTTGGGTCATCGGATAAGCCGTAGCAGTTATCGACGACCCGTAGACCAAGCCCATGGCACATAGGGCAAATTGCCTCGTCGCCATGCAGATCTTTGATGAGCTTTTCTGGAAGCATATGCCTGAATGCCTCATCTATCTGTATGGCAGCTCGTGTAGGCTTTACAAACGCTGTCACGTTTGCACCTCCTTATGCTTTGTCATGACGGAAATGACAGATAGGCGAAGCATCTTTGCCACCAAATAGGCGGAATAGCCGTCTTTGAGAACGCCATTCTCGTCCACAACCACATTCGTATTGAACTGCATGGTGTGGTAAAACTCCAGGAAGCGTTTGGAGAGCAGAGCGTCACTGGGCGAGTGCCGGGCCATGTAATCCGGGATGGTGATATCGGTCAGCTCAATATCGTGGGCGGCACTGAGGATTTTGCGGAGCGGGAGAGTTGCGCCGGAAGCCAGCATGACTTCCATCACGTCGTCACTGCTGACAACCGATCCGACCGTGACACCATACTTCTTACCACGTACAGTATCACAGGCCACACGTGTGCCGGGGAGCAGCTGGGGGCCGATTTGGTCAGGGACTTCAAACCAGTACGCCTTACCACAGCTCCCGTGTTTTACCATTACAACATTCATTGTAGGCACCTCCGAAATAAGATTTTGTTGCAGACTATAAATATAAGATAACACGGATTTCCAACTTTGTCAAGAGGAAATCCGTGATTTTGTTTCGCCTTATTTTGAAACGTATGGTTCAATGCGGAGGAGTACCGCCATGGGGTCGTTACAACCTTTCAATGTGTTCTTGTAGTGCTGTTTCCACCAGTCGTGCAACAGTTCGGCATTCTTTATAGGAAGGTACTCTTCCATAAGCAGCTGAGGGTCATTCTGGGATGCGTAGTCCAATCCCATGAGGTGTAAATCGTCTTCGTCGAACTCTGATAGGGGTTTCACAAAAGTCTTCGTAACGAGCGCATACCGGCGAATGGCAAAGTCAGGCATCTGCCTGGTGGCACTTCGTTTTACCGCTTCCTCAAATTTTGTTGCATCCAAAGCGAGAGATGTTTCTGGTACACACAACTTATCATCAGAGCAGTACCTAATAGCCACGAGAACCTTTTGAGATTTTTCTTCGCCCTCTTTGGCGGTGATTGCTTCGGTCATGGTGATCCTTTTGAACGGCTCTTTGATACAGAGCACGTCGCCGGCCTGTACTACGTCATCAGGGTCGCACGGGACGGCGAATGCGGGGAGAGTACCGTGCTCCCACCTATGCAGATCAAGCAGGTTCATGTTGAGATACATTGATTGCCTCCAATCTCTGCTGGGCAACTTCCGCCCAGGGCAGTCCATAAAAATGGCTTTTCTTCTTATCACAGATGCCATTGTCAATACCGATGTACTGCCGCCCTTCCAGCTTGGCGGCAATCAACGTAGCGCCAGTGCCACAGCAGTTGTCCAACACCAGAGCGCCGAGGTTGGTATAGGTGCGTATGATATAGCGAAGCAGATCCACAGGCTTTTCAGTGGCATGAAGCGCAACAGATGGGTGTGGCTTGGGGAAGCTCCAAATCGACGCTGGGTACTTCATATCGTTGTCGGAAGACTGGACAAGAGTGTAGTTACCATAGCTCCTATTGGAGTGGATGTCCTCAGCCTGTTTACCCACTGCCCGCCCCTTACTGTGGTTTTTCTCGCCCTTCACCATCTGAGGGTTATAGGGCGGTGGAGATTTGTAAAACACCATGATATCCTCGTGTTCTCGAAGGGGCATCTTTTTTGCGTTTAGAAAACCGCTTTTGAGTACCTTATCCCAAATAATGTTGTAGCGGTGGAGCTTTGGGTTAGAAAGCATCATGGTGGCGGTGAACTTGTCTTGCCCGAAGAGAAGGATTGCACCGTTGGGTTTGATGATCCGTTCATACTGCTCCCAGAGTGGGACGGGCGGTATCACCACGTCCCACTTATTCTGGGTCGCTCCGTAGGGTAGGTCGCAGAGGATCAAATCTATGCTCTCGGTGTCAATCTCCTTCATTACTTCCAGACAGTCACCGTTGATGACGGTGTTGGAAGCAATACTCATTATAAAAACCTCCTTCAAACCAGTCTTTTATTCGACAATTTCTTTTGCCCAAGACGCAAAGGACGCTACCGTCATATTCGATTGCTCCCCTGCTGTGCGATTTTTCTTTGTCCCATCTTGAACGATTTCATATCGAAGATTTTCGGTGCATTCTTGCTCATCGTAGAACTTGTACTGCTGGCCGATATCAACAACTTTCCGAATACGGCCTTTCCCATTTGAATAGAGTTTCCCAACTATGATTTCGCACTGTTTCACAAAATCTCCCTCCTAAATAGAAGTAGAATTTATTGTTTGGTAGCATTTTCTGGTAACTTCGGAAGGGGCATCCAGTGTGTGACACGCCCTTTATTCAGTAGCTTAGTTGAACTAAGGGCTGTTCTGATTTTCCACCGTGATTCGTTCTCATATTTTGCCTTGAAACACGACCCAACGAACATTGCCTTGTTTTTACACAAAATAAGTACCAAAACATTCTCATCGGGAAGTCTTTCATTTACAGCAACCCAATCATCGTTAGACATGACTTCAATGGTGGGTGCGTCTCGTATCCACTCTTTACAGTAAATATCGCGATCAGATGCGCCAAGCGCATCTTCTAAAGCATCTGCATCAATCAACCTCATTGTCATATTCCTCCGTGATTAGATAGTTGATGAAAAAGTAGTTTCATTCAGACTTTGAGCTTATCTGTCCGTTCTCTTCCAGATACGCTTTCACACGTTCGCAGTCCCAGTAGGCGGATGAGGTGCCCAAAGCCATGTCAATCAAGTAAAACTTTTTATCGCCAGCCTCCATGAGATCGACAGACCAAATTCCTTTCAACTCGGTAACGTTTGCCAAAGCCCTTTCTACCAGCTCCACAGCAAATTGGGAAACTTCCTGAAAACGGCTGACCAGCTGTGGATACACAGCCTCATAGACAATTTTGTCTGAGGGGTTACGACTTATGGCCTCGTGGCAGTAGTCCCAATCCCAGTAGTTTTTCGCATAGACGGCTTGATGCCGGTCAAAGTCATAGAATACACGGATTTCACAGCGCAGCGGCATCCCAGAGTAGATAGTGGCAACATTCCATGGTGTGCCAATAAATTCGCGGGCGATCAGCTCTGTGTTGCCTCCGGTTTCAAAACACAGGGACTGATAGTTGATATTGACGATACTGCTGGTCAGTGCCATCAAATCACTGCTCTGGCACATACATTGCCTGAACTCAAACTTATTGGAAAAGGAGCCGTTCTTGATAAACCACAGCGGCCCTTCGAGATCCTTCCGAACAGCGGGGTAGAACGTGTCTCTGACCCACTTGTAGATCTCCTCCATAATTTGAACCTGTGTCATGCCACGCTTCTCCATGAAGAACAGCTCCATGATTTCAGGTGGAACGGACTGGATTACAGTTTTAGGGATCAAAAGGTCATCACCATTCCCAACATCCTTGATTTTGGGAAACCAGAAAGACAGGTTGTTGGGGCTTCCGGCCAAATCGTTGTAGTAATCCATAAAACCTGGAGTTGCTGTTGTAGTGATCTTCTTTTCCACTGGTAATCACTTCCTTTCCATACGTTGCTGCTCTGCAAGTTGATTATTAACGTAGTCACAGACCTCGCAGTATTCCCGAATAGCGTGAGATAGTTTTTCCTGTTTATCCCTTGGGAGGGTTTCGGCGGTCTTGCCCAAGAGCATAGTCATGTGGTCAAGAGGGACGGTCATATCCCCCGTAAGTGTAGACAAAGTAGTTTTCGGAAACCACTTGTCATGCGGTTCATTCATCCACTTGTGTATCCATTCCTCCCGCTCAGGGTTGATGGGAAAACCCATCAACCCCAGCAAGGTAGCTTCAAATAGCGGCTGAGGCATGGTTTGAAGGTACTGAAATACTGTCATGGGCGCTCACCGTTTTCCTGTGGTGCCGAACCCGCCACGGTCAGCGTTGCCCAGCGAAGTCACTGCCTCAAAATGAAGCTGGGGCTGGTGCTTCTCAATGCGGAACTGGCAAATGCGGTCGCCGACGTGGATTTCGGTATCGCGCATAGCGATAGCTGGGAAGTGCCACTGATCATTGTCGCCACAGTAGCTTTCGTCGATCATACCAATGTGGTTGGCCTGGATAATACCAAAGTTCTTGAAGGTAGAACTGCGGGGGATCATATACGCCTCATAACCCTTGGGGAGCTGCATAGCGATACCCAAGGGGATCAGCTTGTAGTCCCCCTTCTTCATGGTGGCATCCTCGGCGGCATAGAGGTCGATCCAGTCAGACTTGCCGTCGATATAGCTCAGAGGCGGGATGTCTGGGGAAAGATAGCGCACCTTAATGGCCTGGGTGCTCAAAGTGCGTCGCGGCATCTCAGCTACCGCCTTATTGTTTAGGATCTCCAGAACATGGCTCACCAGTGTGTCATACCCAGCGAAGTCCCCATTGATATGGCAGCAGTCAACGTTGTGGGCTTCCAAAAACCGCAGCAGATCCTCACTGAGTTTGTCGCTCTCAGCTTCAGTCTGGAAGCGCCCCGCCCCGTTGTAGGGCTTTACCCGATGAACATACACATTCACACTGTCATAGTGGTTGAACACTTTGAGGGTGAGATCGTTGAACTCCTTACCCAGCACCTGATCGTTCTTGCCATAAAAGGCAGAGAGGAGGATGGGCGAGTCGGTAATCGCCACATCCACTTTGCCAACAAGCCGGCTGATGCGGAAATACTGCTTGCCGAAGATGTACGCTTGGTTCTCGAAGACGGCTTTTGTCTCTTCCCAGACCTTATCTTTGGCGAACTCTGTGACAAGTTCAGCGTTGATACCAGCAGCTTTCAGCTGGGAGAAAACATAGGCTGCTCCAGTGGACTTACCCGCACCGGGGGCACCAAACAGGTTAATAATCAACATTTTCAGAAACCTCCTCATTGTTTCTCGTAAAGAATGATTTTGCCTTGCTTGATAGTTTTCTGCACGTCAATCACACGTTGATTGGCGGAACCGCGCCAATTCAAAGCACGGTCGGCCTGTGCCTCAATAAAGGGGCCATCAATCACCACGTCACAACGCATCAGAAGCTCCTGCTTCATAATGCTAATGTTACTGTAATGATTGTTATTGAAAAGATCTTCCCATAAGAAGCCTGTCCAAAGCCATACCGTCTTGTCCATACATTTGGTGATCTTGCACAGTTCGTTCAGGTAAAAGATGCCATGGGGATTTTGACACATTGGGTCGCCGCCCAGTATACTTAACCCACTAACGGTGGGTTCCTTCAGCATCGTACTCAGCTCAAAAAGGGTGTTTGAGGTAAAGAGTTTGCCATACTCAAAGTCCTGCGCCTCTGGGTTGAAGCAACCAGGACAGTGGTTGGTACATCCGCTCACGAAGAGGGAGGTGCGGACTCCCTCTCCGTTCGCGATGTCGTGATTGCGAATTGCGGCGTAGTTCATCACTTCACAATGATGCTATGAACGACATCCATATTGTAGATGCCAACCCATACGCCATCCTTTTTGACAATGAACGCAGCGCCATTATAGGAATAGTCATCCCATTCACCCTTGCTGGCTTCCCAAACAGCCACATGGCCGTCCTTAAAGGAAATCTCGATTGTGTTGTACTGATTCATAATAATCCTCCCTACTCAGCGCCGCCTAAGTGGACGTAACGCTCTTTGATTTCCTGTGTCCGTCCCTGGTTCCAGTCATTCAGACCGATATAACCACAAGTACGGCGGGCAATATTCATCTTGGTCTTATCAGTGTTTCCACAGTTGGGACAGCGCCACACCAGTTTGTCACGTTCATCTTCCACGATTTCGATTTCTTTATCCCAGCCGCACACTTGGCAGTAATCGGACTTCGTGTTGATTTCCGCATACATGATGTTCTCGTAAATGTACCTTAACACCGTCATGACTGCGGGAATGTTGTCGGTGAGGTTCGCCACCTCAATGTAGCTGATTGCCCCACCGGGAGACAGCCTCTGGAACTGAGACTCAAACTTGAGCTTGTCAAAAGCGTCGATATGCTCCGTAACATGAACGTGGTAACTGTTTGTGATATACCCCTTGTCGGTAATACCCTCGATCACACCAAAGCGCTGCTGAAGGCATTTGGCGAATTTGTAGGTAGTGCTTTCAATGGGTGTCCCATAAAGGGAGTAGTCGATATCCTCCGCAGCTTTCCACTCAGCGCACTTGTCGTTCATGCGCTGCATGACTTGCAATGCAAAAGTCTCACCACCAGGATCGGTGTGGCTTACACCAGTCATAGCCTTAACACACTCATACAGACCGGCGTACCCCAAAGAGATCGTAGAGTAGCCGCCATAGAGGAGCTTATCAATCTTTTCTCCTTTTTTGAGCCGGGCCAAAGCGCCATACTGCCAATGGATGGGAGATGCGTCAGATATGGTGCCCAACAACCGCTCGTGACGAATACGAAGGGCACGGTGGCACAGCTCCAGCCGCTCATCAAAAATCTCCCAGAAGGTTCCAAATAGGGCTTTCAGATCGTCATGATCCTCAAGTGCCCGCCAAGTGTGCAGAGCACTCAAAGCCACATCAGGAAGATTGATGGTGACAACCCCCTGATTGAAGCGCCCATAGTATTTGGGCTTTCCGGGTTGATAGTTGCCGGCATTGGCGACATTGTTCCAGCCGTTTCCAGAACGGTCAGGCGTGAGGAAAGATCGACAGCCCATGCAAGTGTATACGTCGCCGTTACCCTCAGTCTCGCCCAGTGACAGCTTGTACTCCCTCATTTTCTTTGCGGAAATGTAGTCAGGAACAAGCCGTTTGGCGGAGCAACCCGCACACATTACCGATAGATAGTAGTAGGGTGATCCCTCAAAAACGTTATCTTTGTCCAGCACGTAGATGAGCTTGGGGAATGCTGGTGTAATCCACACACCCTTCTCGTTCTTGACTCCTTGCCGACGCTGCCGCACGACCTCCTCAATGACCATGGCAAGATCTTTTTTGCCTTGTGGATCGTCAACCTCGCCCAAGTTCATGTAGACGGTGATAAATGGAGCCTGCCCATTTGTGGTCATGAGGGTGATAACCTGATATTGAATGGTTTGGACTCCACGTTTAACTTCATCGCGGACACGGCGCTCGGTTACACGTTGGGCATACCTCTCATAGTGGTTTGAACCAATAGTCATGGCGATTTCGCCGTTTTCGATGCCCTCATTCAATTCTTCATAGACCTGTTGCCGGATTTTCTGGCGACTGATCTCCACAAAGGGCGAAAGATGGGCCAAAGAAATAGACTGCCCGCCATATTGATTGGATGCCACCTGTGCAATGATCTGTGTGGCGACATTGCACGCTGTAGAAAAAGAGTGAGGCTTTTCAATCAACGTACCGGAGATAACGGTGCCGTTCTGCAACATATCTTCCAGGTTGATGAGACAGCAATTCATCATGTGTTGGACGAAGTAATCACTGTCATGGAAATGAATGATGCCCTCGTCATGTGCCTGCCGAATCTCGTCGGGGAGCAACTGACGGTTGGTTACATCGCGGCTCACCTCGCCGGCGATGTAGTCCCGCTGCACGGAAAGAATGGTGGGGTTTTTGTTGCTGTTTTCTTGGATTACCGTTTCGTTGACGCCATCCGCAATGGAAAGGATCTTGCCATCAAGAGTAGAGGCGTTGCGCAGTAGCTCGTGCTCATAGCGGTACTTGATATACGCTTTGGCAAGGTCAAACCGCCCCTCTTTCATCAGCTCTGTCTCCACGTCGTCTTGGATCTCCTCGACGGAAATCGTGCGGTTGCGGCGCTTGTACCGAGAATAGAGCCGTTCGGTAATCCGCTTGGAAAGCTCATCCTTGTCCTTAATGGGGTGGATTTTGTCAACCTCGTCTGCCGCCCGGTGGACGGCATTGTAAATTTTGCTCTTGTTGAAAACGACCTCGCGGCCATCACGCTTGATTACTACCATCTAAACTCTCCCTCCATTTCATGAAGTCGATATGGCGGCGGATGATACGCTCAACATCATCCCAGGTCTGAACACGGGCGATGCCGTGAGCCGCATTATCGAAGCTGTGGTTATGAGGACGGCTGAACAAAATGGGCACATATTCACCGTCAATCAGGTTGTGTGGGGCATCGTCAACCAGGAAGTCTCCCTTCACCAGCTGCTTGTTTGCGGTAATAATAACGTGGTTCCAGTCCAGGAAGGGGAACAACTGTAAGATGCGCTCCATTTTGGCCTTACAGGTCTGGTAGCCCGTAGCAGTAACCATATAGAGCTGATGTCCCTCATCGTAGAGCCTTTGCAGCACTTCCAGACTGCCAGGAACACGTTCAAGCCTATGGAACAGCTCATCCTCGTTGAGCACACCGAAAACCTGCTCCCTGGTCAAAGTCGGAAATGCCAAGGCAATATCCCAGTCAGTCACATCTTCGATCCTGACCGACGTGCCGTAGCGCTCATTGAGGAGTGCTATCCAGCAGTCGCACAGGTTCTCCACGGTGTCGTCGGCATCAAATAAAATTGTCAGCGGCTTCATTCTTTGCGCCTCCTGATAGTGATACCCGTCCAATCAAGCAATCCACGCTGGATCAAGCCAGCTACCATCGTCTGTAAATCTTCCAGGGTGCCGTCATTGATGATCTGAAGGTCGTAATGGTAGTTGTCCAAAGCTGTCTCAGATGGGTGCATCTGCTGTTTGTCGGTCAACGGAGAGACAAAGTTGGGACGCTCCACACGGAGCAAAGAGGCATCCATACCATAGTTCTTGAAGATCTCAAACTCGTTGGGGAAACGGGTATCGGGGATGAGCACATAGTCCCACTCGTCGGGGAACATGGACAGGATACCAACAATGAAGTCCACCCAATAATCTGGGGACTGTGCCCGGATTTTATCAGTACCGACGTACTGCAAGAGCGTCCGCCCTTTTTCATCCTTCTTACCGTCCCAACCGAAGAACTTGGTACAGACGTACTTGACCAGATCCCCGAAGTGAGCAATCAGAACTTTCTTCCCCTGAGCGGTCAGTTCGTTCGCCATGAACTGCGCCGTGGTGTCTTTGCCGTTCTGGGCTTTGCCCGAAATGCAGATAATCTTCATGCCGCCACCTCAATATCGTCAAAAACCACGGGGATGAGCTGCTTCAACCCTTCCAGCAGAGGAATCGCCACCTCACGCATCTGGGGATGAGCAGCGGGGGCACAGCGGAGCTTAAAGAAATGCCGCCATTCACGGATATTGGCCGTCATAACTACCTCAGTTTTGAGGCTATTGGGAAGGACACTACGGGCTTCCTGGGGAGAACAGCCGAGATCCAGCATCCTAAAATAGGAGAACTCTGCATTTTTCATGGCGAACTCCCATGCTGCCCACTGCGGAGTGTCATGCACCAAGAAGCAAGGCTCAATGACGGTGATTTCACTGCCGAAACTGTTCTTAGAGTAGTTGCAGTAGCGAGTGCTCTCCTGGCAGTACGCCGCAAGGCGATGTCGGACAATCTCGTGGCTGACCCCACGATCCACAATGAATTTCACCGTAATGGACTGGTGCTCCAATACGGCCTCGTGGCCGCGCTTGATAATACCAGCCACAAACTTTGTGGCGCTGTCTTCGGTAATTTTGTCCTCAGACTTGTAGCAAACACGGCCAGCCTGCTCGATTGACTTCAAGATTTCCACGCCATTGATAGGCGTCACAACCTCAAAGCCTGCTTTGATAATTTTCATAGTAGTACCTCCATGAGAGATTTTGTTGTATGCTATAAATAAGTACGAAAGACGTGTGCGCCAATCGTCTTATAATAGCTGCCGTAACGGAGACTGCCTGTGGAGAAAAACACAACATCCGTATTCAAATCAAGTGCTGGGTGCCCCATAAGCGCCGCTTCTACCGCTTCCTCCTGCGCCTCAGTATACGTGTTGCCCACACAAAACTGGTTCGGCTGAAATAACACTGATTCCACATCGCTGGGGAATTTCTCGTGCATCAGGCGGTTCAACGCCACCTGTACGACCGCAACTTGCCCGTCAAACTCCTGATTGCCTGCCTCACTGTAAGCCATACAGCATAACCACACACGCTCCTGATCGGTTAGTGCAATCCCAGTATAGGGATTAAGGCTCTCCTGTGGGGGTTCCGGCTCAGGTGTAGACATCACCACAGGAGAAGGTGTAACAGACGGCAAAGGTACGGCAGCAGGAAGATTTACAGCGGCCCTCAAAGTAGAGGCAGGTTCGCTTTGCATGGGGGGGGTAGTATCATTGCTGGACACGGCCAATACACTGATCCCGACCAATACCACCATCAAAGCGGCAGTGAAAATCGACTCAAATAGCTTGATTTTCTCTTTGGTCATCATATCAAATCTCCTTAGATAACATAGTCGTAACAGTCCAGATACAGGTAGCCTCTCTCCTCGTGCCAACCCGATTTCGGGACTTCAATTACGTCGAGCTTTTTGACGGGCTTCTTGTCAAAATACCGACTTCGCACCGTCCAGCGGTTGTGTTTTCCACTCCCGATGGAGCGCACCTGAAGCGCATAACCCCAGACACTTCCATCCCGCTTGCTCTTCAGCGGAAATACATCGAGAATGATTAGTTTTCGCAAATCCTCTTTTTTGTTGGTGGTCAGGTCGATGTATCCCAGGCATTCCAACTGGTCGTTCATCTTACTTTTCAAGTCGAAATCCTGAATGTTCATCTCTCTAACCATTCGTTCCAAGTGAAGAAGGAAACCCGACATATCGGTGAAGGTGTAGCTCTTAGCTGGTGTTCCATTCTTGGATACGTCGGTCGCATACTGGGCAACAATGGTCTGCATTTCCGGCGTCAATTTTTCTTTGAGGATCTTCTTCATAGAGCCGTTTTTGAAGAATGTGAAAAGCTGAACCATTTTCAAAAGTTCTTTGGCATTACCGTACTCGGAAAAATAGTCAATCCTCACCAAGATATCCCGCTGGCGAGTGTCCAAATGAGTTTTCGTATCACACAAGGTCAGCAGCTCCATAAAAGACTTGGGCTTACCCTCTGCTGCCAGTTCGTATAACTCGTTTGCAACATCAGCATTCATATACTTAACTGACGTGATACCCTTGGCGATGACCTTCTCCTCTTTGTTGAGTAGGTACTTATCCTTGGACAGTCCAAAGCGAGGTGGCACGATTTTGATACCATAGAGCTTTGCCAGTTCGTTGCCGGCCTTTACATCATCCTCACCGTTAGCGTTATTGAGGTAGGCTGTAATGAACTCAAAGGGGTGGTAATACCGCAGGTAGGCACAGAGATAGCCAATCATGCAGTATCCAACCGAGTGATTGTACCCAAACATATAGCTGGAAGCGTCGCTGATGATCTGCAAAAACTCTTTTGCCTCCTGCTCCGCAACTTCTTGGGGCTGGGGGGACTTTTCACAGTAGCCCTTCAAAATGTCCGGCAAAATCTTTTCAAGATCTTCTGGCTTCTTTCGGGCGATGGTGCGCCGCGCATTGTCGGCGTCTGACCCACTAAACCCACAGATTTGTTGGAGGAACTTGATTACATCCTCCTGGTACACCAGATATCCGTAGTTGTCCTTCAACAGCTCGTCGATAAGGGCTGAGGGGTTTTTGTGGGGCTTGTGCTGCATGAGGTCATCCCGGTAGGACGCCCCAGAGGGCCGCAATGCCGCCGTAACCAGGCTCATGTCAAAGATGCTGTGCGGCTCGTACTGCTTGAGCATCTGGAATGCGAAATCACCTTCAAACTGGAAGATACCCACCGGAGAGCGGAGCATATCTTTCCACACCTCTTGATCGTCCCAGTTGATCTCGTGGGATTTGGGATAGGTTCTGCCCATCAACTCGTAGGCATCCTTGATGATTTCGATGTTCTTCAAGCCCAAGATATCGTACTTCACCAGACTTACATCATGAACGCAATCCATGTCGATTTGCAGAATCTCTTTGCCCTCCGAGATAAAGGTGCCGTAATTGTCCCGCAAGGTGAGGGGGCTTGCAACAATACCCGCAGGGTGCATAGACTGGGAAATCGCCACATCCAGCAGGCCATCATAGTAGTAAAAGACATCCGAATACTTTTTGCGAACTTCGGCAGTCTCTCTTTCAATGATTTTCTTAGCTTCCTCTTTGCTTTTACCCTCTGTCAAACTAAGTGCTCGTTGTTCTGCAGCGCCATATTCACTTTTGATGACAGCGCTGACTTTTCCAGCCCAGGGGTTTTGGGCAAAAATACGCTCGTTTTCCTCTTTAATTCGACTGTATTCTTTGGTGAACTCCTTGATCAGCTCAGCACGGGATGCACCTTGTAAATCCTTACTGAGGATGAGATTCCCTTTCTCGTCAAAAAGATACGCACCGTTACCGTCACGGGCATCACCAAACTTCACCTCTACACCGTTGTCTTTCAGAGCAGCCAGCACTTTGCGAAACGCTTTCTCATCGTGTTGGTGTTCTTTGTTCCACCGAACGGACAGGGCACGGCAAATTTCGTCGATACACCCCTTACTCTTAATCGTGCCGATAGCGAGGATGAATGCCGTCTTTTCCTGCCCGAACCGATTGATGATGTAGTCATAAACCAGGTCACGCTGAGAGGGAGACACATCAATGTCAATGTCACCGATCTCTTTTCGATCCTCATTACAGAACCGACTGAACACCGTATGCCATGTCTCAGGGTTGAGGTCGGTAGTATCGGATACATAGGCCACACGAGAACCACCACAAGAGCCACGGTTGAAACCAATGGGGATACCATTTCCCTTGCACCACGTCACCATCTCGCTCATAAAGAGCATAAAGCCAGACATATCAATCTTGTCGAAAACCCGGCACTCCTCGGCAATGGCCTCTCTAAACGGATCAACTTGCTCCGCAGTGATAGTGCCCTCGGTGATTTTTGCTTCCAGATTGTCGTGTAGAACCTGGTGCAGCACCTCTCGGTCACGATCACCGTAGAGAGGCGGATACTTAAAGGAGGTATCCAACTCAAAGGGTTCTACACTGTCAGCCATACGGTTGGTATTTTCGATTGCCTCCAAATAGAGCTTTGGAGGGATGGCATCTTGCTGGGCAAACATATTGACCAGCTCGTCATAGGACTTGTACGTTAGGTCGAAGGTATCCTCATCGGCGAACTCAATGTGCTTGGACAGCTGCATGATTGTTCGACATTCGGCTTTATACCCGTCGAGGCTGTGCGTGTCGGTGCCAGCGATGAGTGGGATATGGTAGCGCTGAGACATCTCTGCCAGATGACGGTTGTAGGCCACCTGCTCTGGGCAGTTGTGCGCTTGGATCTCCAAGTAATCGTAATGCCTCAGCAACCGTTCATACATAGGATGGGTCATACCCATCTTGTTCAGTGGCGAAGCAAGGCAGGCACTGATTTTGATGACGTTCCGCGAAAGGCCAAGAAACTCCTCGAAGGTAATGCGGGGTTTGTAGTAGAAATGGTCTTCTTGAGAGGAGCGGCTGATCAGCTTGTTCATTTCCTGCAAGCCGGCGTAGTTTCGAGCAATCAAGATGGTATGGAAATTATCACGAACCTTGTGCATCCCCGCCTTGGTCAACTCTTCGGTGCGCCAGCTAATATAGCTTGCAGCATCGAAAGGCTGTTGTTCTCCGGCCTCACTTCTATGCAAAGCATCCAAATCATCACAAAAGCGGTCATAGTACGCCCTGCCGTCCGGTGTTCTTTGTAGCGTTTCCAAATATGCCTCGAACTTTTTCGGGGCTTTCCGCAGCTCGTCGTACTCCTTCTCGCGCTGCCACACCTCCTCCATGACCTGCTGGCGTACCTCGCTGGGGTCGGGCGGCATCAAAAGTGCCTCAGTCAGATAAATCTCACAGCCATGAAGATATTTCAACCCGGCCTCGTCACAGGCGATTTTCTTTGCCACCCATTGATAGATGTTGCCATGCTCCGTGAAAGCAAGTGCGGTCTGCCCAAGCTCCATAGCACGGTCAATGTAGTCTTGGAACTTCGTCACACTGTCCTGCAAGGACAACTCGGTGTGTAGATGGTATACGGTGTAATTTTTCTCACTCATAGCATCAGCTCCTATACCACGGGCCATCAAAGGTGTCGTCAACGGCGTAATTGCGCAGACATTCCTCACAAACGAGGTGGGAAACAGCGTGGCGCTTTTGTCCTGTTTGGCACATAATTCCATGCTGCACAACTGTTTCCTCCTCAGTGAAGAAAATAGGATGGAGTGTGCCACCACACTCACATTGACCGTAATGCTTATTATCCACTGTCAATCCCTCCAAACGCACCGGCCTCCGCATCATCCTCCATAAGCTGTGCTGGAGGAAACGGCAGCGGGGTACTGTATCGTTTCCTGTCCCAACTGTATTGGAAGTCCAGTTCGGCCTCACTGGTGAAGAAGCGCCGGGACGGTCGGTCATAAAAGACCTCGATACCTCTACCCTCATAGCCTGTGAGACGATCTTTCAGAATGTCAATCAAGACATCTGCCTTGATGGGTTTGACCTTCCACCCGTTGCCGTTCAGCTTCGGTTCGCCCTGGTGGTCTTTCTCCTGCACACGGTAGAGACTGATAATACGGTGGGCGAGGTCAATCAGAGCGGATAGACCTTGAATGTCCATCTTGTTCAGCCTGCGCATCATGTCCAACTTGTGCGGATGGATCACGAGAACTACCACCACGTTGAACTTCACCGCAAAGGCAATGAGTTTGATGATAAAGTCGGCCTGTTTCTCATATTTGTTGTTGTCGTTCGCTTCTACGTTGATGGCGGTCAAATTGTCCAACACCAACAGTTTTGTTCCGTACTTTCGCACGGAGTCTTCCATTGACTGCATCAGATCTGTGACCTTGTTAGACTCTCCGTCAGCTCGGATATACAGCCTACCGCGATAGTGTTCGCTGATGGCTTTTTTAGCCTCCGGTGTTACCTTATAGAAGGTTGAGTCGTTATATCGGCACTCACTAACGTTGCGCTGGCCAGCAAAGATGTAGTTGATCCAGTTTTTTGTTTGGAAGTTGGGTAGCTCTCCTGAGAATAGGTAGGCGTTGTCACCACGTTCCAAGGCTTGGCAAATTACCTGGTTGAGGAATGAAGACTTGCCGCTGCCATTGATACCTGTCACGATGTTCAGTGTTCCGAAGAACAGCTTCATAAGATAACGGTCGAGGGTGGGCAATCCGGTGGGAATGCCATCCATGGCGTCCAGGTCGAGGTCTTCAATGTCGGCGAAGTCAACCACACCGGGAACGGGAGAGTCCTTAGCGTCCAGAATAATCTCCAAGACCTTTTCCCTGCCAAAGAAGTACAGCACCTCATTCAAATCGTTGATGGGGCGTTTGACCCTGTTTTGCTCATCCACGTAGTAACGGGGAATTTCAACTACCTTCGTGCGCCAGCTGCCCAGACGGTAAATGCACTCTTTCTGCATTTTGAGGCCAGCTTCGTCGTTGTCGGAGCAGACGATGATATTATCAAACTGCTCCAACCACTCCCAGTTCTCCTCCATCCAGTGGAAGTTGGTGCTGCCCAAAGGCACAGAGACTGCGTTGGTGAACCCAGCCTCTATCGCCGTTAGACAGTCAGGTTCACCCTCACAAATCAAAAGGGTGGATTTCCCATCCACCATAGGCTGGGTGGTGATGCGGTTCATGTTGAAAAGGAGGGGCGTAGTGTCTGCGCCCTTTTGACACCACGACTTGTTTTCCCCTTTTCTGACTTTACGGGCAGGACGGTACTTCACCATCGTAAGCACGTCGTTCGTGTCGTAGTAGTTGAAAACTACATTGCCCTCACTGTCTTGGCGCACATCCGCATAGTCGATTGTCTTGGGGCTGATTTTGCGCCGCTGGAAATACTCATACACCTTGGACTTGTCCTCACACACCACTTCTTTGGGATAGTGGTACTGCCGACGTGTCTTCACACCCAATTCTCCGAAGGAGTAGGGCATATCAGCCAGCTCGAAGAGCTTCCGGCACGCCTCAGCGTAAGTCATGCCCTTGTACATCAGCACATCCAAGATATCATAGCTACGGGAACAAGCTCCAAAACAGCGGAAGTTGAATGCTTTTTTATTGTAGATGAACGAAGCGTGATCCTCCTGATGAAACGGGCAGCAACACTTCATGTCGCGCTCGTTATAGTCGGTAATGCCAAGCTCCTCTACGATAATTCGGGCGTTGTCATCGCCCAGCTTTTCCTTGGCCTGCATGATTGCTTCACGGTCGATTTGCACAGGTTAGATCACCTCGCTCAGTCAAAATACTCACAGTCGGCTTGCACGTCGCATAGGTGCTTGCAGAACCAAAAGCTGAAATTGGCGTACCAGTCGTCCGTCGCCGTGATCTTTTCAATAAGCCGCGCCGCCCACGCTTCAACCTCGACCATGCGTTCATACTGAAACGGTTCGCAGATCCATGTTCGCGTTCGGAAGCAGTTAAACTCCAGGAAGTCAGGGTATCGTCCATAAAGTTGACTGACGGCGCTGGCATAGATGTAGAGCTGGCGAAGGTACTGATCCAGCTCACGATCAGATTGTGTGGGCTTTACTCGGTGAGAGTGGGGCTTCAAGGCTCTGGACTTGTGGTCGGTGATATACAGCTTGCCACTGTCGTCCTCACTAAGTACATCCAAAAAGCCAATAAAAGGGTGCCCCGCAAATTCAAACCTCATCTCATCCTCTACCTTGAGTATCTTCCGGGCAGGGAACGACAGTGTTTTGAGATACTGCCGTCCCTGCTCCAGATAGTCCAGATAGATTTTGCGGGATGGGGCTTTCTCCGTAATGTCGGAGATAAAGTGTGACACGTAGTAGGCAACGAGCGATTTTTGGGGCAGTACGCCGGTCAGATATTGCTGGAGGATGGAGTGCATGAGGCTCCCATATTGGGCAAAGAACTTGGATTGGGGGACGATACTGTACTCATCCCGCAAGATATACCGCATCAACCACATATATGGGCAGTCTTCAAAAGCAGTCAGCCGTGAATAGCTCCACTCCATCGGCTCAATCGACAGGTCGTATCTCATCGCCCCTCCTTAGAACGGGAGATCGCCGTCTTCTTCTCCCCCGTCGTCATTCGCTGTGGGCGGGGGAGGTGCGCTCTTGCCGCTCTTCTTGTTGGCAGTTTTGGCAGACGCATCATCAGAGTTCCCGTCACCCTGACCCTTACTGTCGCAGAACTCCACACGGTCAGCCTTGATCTCCCAGGCGGTACGGTTGTTACCCTCCTTGTCGGTGTACTTCCGGCTCTGCATCTCACCCTCAACCAGGATCTTGCGGCCCTTAGCGAAATACTTGGCAACGAACTCGGCGGTCTGCCGCCAGCACACGACGGTGAAGAAGTCCACCTCCTTCTCCTTGGAGTAGATACGATCTACGGCCACATTGAATGAGCACACTGGGGTATCGTTCTGCGTGCGCTTCAGTTCAGGGTCGGCCACCAGCCGGCCAGTGATTTTGATACTGTTCATTCTGCTTCTCCTTCCACGAATTGTTTCACTGCATTCAGCAGCTCGGTAGCGGTTTTCAGATTGTTGACCTTACGATAGTCGCCGGTGGGCTTGCCCTTGGCGTCCTTCACATACTTTTTGACCAGAACGGTCATCTTATCGCGGGCCTCCTTGGTGGCAGCTTCGGAATCAGTGAAACGCTCCAAATAGCCGGACACCAACTCCTGAACCTCCGCAATGGCGGCGGCGATCAGCTCGTTTTCTTCCCGCTCGGCGGTTTCCTGCTTCTTACTCCGCCAGTTGTCGGGATCGTCATCGGGCGTTGCGATCTGGAACATCTTCAGCAGGAAGTAACGGTTCAGATAGCTCAAACCGCTACCCACCGCTTGGCTGGCGTCGGCCTGCTGGCCCACAGTCAACCAGGGCACCTCAAGACGATCCTCCGGGTTATCCAGGTTCACCCACGTGTACACCATGTCAGCCTTGACCAGTACCTCATTGACTGTCTCCTCCAGCCTCTTGCCATCCTTGGTATTCTTGGTCTTGGTGTAGCTGTACGGGGTAATCTCGGCAGTCTGGGGCACAATGCCGGGATACAGCAGAACGTGGTACTTGTCCATGCCGGCAGTCACACGCGCCAGGATCTCATCCTCAGACACGTACTTATAGTTGTAACCGGACTTGTTTTTGCGGATGACCTCGACCATGCTGCGGATACCCGCCAGCTTTTCCACGAGGGTCATCGTCTCAATGGGTTTCTTGCTCATTGACATTCAAAACTACCTCCAAGAGAGATTTTGTTGCACGTTATCGACATCTATTCGCCGAAATTTTTGACCAAATAGCAGGACTCACAGAAATGCTCCCCGCTGGGCAAAATCTTGACGTATTCCCCGGTTATCGGCTTTCCGCAGCCATCACAGATAATGGTGTTTGCATACGCACCTCCGCAAAGAGGACAGCCGGTGAATGTTTCGTAAGGCGGTGTTTCAAGCCCGTGCCGCTCCGTATATTTCTGTGGGGTGTCAAAGGATGCCCCACATTCCAAGCAGGTATATCCAGGCGTCAATGTCAAACCACCTTCCAAATTGAGGTTTTCCATTTTGTGTTGGGGTTCTTACGCTTATCCACCACAGCAACCTCGCCCAATTTTTTCATCTCAGATAGACGAGGCTTGATATAGCGACTGTCAGGTTTGGGGATCTCCCCACGCTTATAGAGCGCAGCAGCTATATCGTCGGCGGTCATGCCCCCAGGATCGCCGCAGGCCAGCACCTCAAGGATCATGGTCTTGCGGTTTTTCTTGCGGGGCTTTACCGGACGGCTTTTCAGTTCGATGCTCAATGTTATCACCCCTTTCAATCCGGCAAACTCCGGTTTCTGTTGCAGTTATGGTCGGGCAAATCAAACCACCCTCCTGAACACGACCTCTGCGAGTTTTGCTGGAAGGGTAAGAGAGGTCTGCTACCCCCCCCACAACGCACTCAATGAAGCCCTGTTTAGTCGCTTGCTTTATCCAGACTGTCTTCATCCACCGTCAGCCTCCACTGTGTACCAGCCAGTCTTTGCTCCGCCCCCCCCCGCTTCGGCTTTCAAAACACGCGCTACCGTATCACCATCATAGACGCGGTTGGCGTCGCCGTTATAGTTGTTGATGTAACCAACCTGCCTCAGTTCGTCGCTCTTAGGAGGCTGGTCATCGTCATACTGGCGACATTGCGTGTCGAAGGTAGTGAGCGCTTTTTCAAACGCTCCGATACCGGAAAAGAAGGAACCGATCTCCATATCCTCAAAAAGATACGGCATGGCTTGGTACAGCTCTCCCATGATAGCGCAAAGCACATCCACCACAATGGAATTGCCCGCCTGCTTGTAGAGTTGAGAACCGCTGCGGTCGTTGCCGCCGTACAGGTTCTTGTTCATCGCAGCCTGCGCCTTGTAGAAATCCTCATCCTCGAAGCCCATAAGCCGCCATGCTTCCAGTTGGGTCAGTTTACGAACTCGAATGCTTTCAGCTTTCTCAATCACTCTTTTGTCCCCCCCCCGTCAATGGTGCGAATAGTGCCACATACATTATCCTTGAAGAACCGGACACCTTCGTCACATCGCCGCTCACATACGATTTTCATGTCGTTCCACAACTCCTGTCATCTGTTGATTTCCGAACCCTTTATAGTCACGGGCCAACAAGGTTAGCGCCGTATCACAGTACCCATCAAATTGGGTGCCCTTCTTACTCAGCTTCGCGCCGGCAAGTGAGCAAGTCCCAGCAGTGACGGTCTGTTGAACCTCTTCCGCTTGTGCGGATTGTGTTACTGATCTGTCGTAGCGGGGGGGGTGATCATAGCCGCTACCTTGTCGTCAGGCAGATAGTAGCGCTCGTCTACATGGTCATCCAACATATCCACCAACGCCCTTTTCAGCGGGATGGGTGCGGGAAATTGGAACTTCCCGTTGTCCAAGTCCTTACGGATGATGACGCAATACACACGCTCCCGATTTTGCGGAATACCATAGTTCTTGGCATTCAACACTTTCCAGTAGACGTTGTAGCCATAGTCCTCCAGCTCTTTGACAAAGAGGTCAAAAGTGGTGCGGAAACGAGATCCGGTGATGTTCTTGACGTTCTCATAGATGGCGAAACGGGGCTTCTTCTCTCTCAGGAAACGAAGCCACTCAACCAAGAGCGAAGAGCGGGTCTTCTCAATCTCTGTGTGCCCACATTTGGGGCAGTGGTCGCGCTGTGTAAAGTGGGCTTCCAGGGGGTTGTAGGTGTGGCCGCAGTGTTTACAAGTCCACACAGCCCCCCCCTGCTTGCCACTGATACTGAAATCCTGACACGGGGAGCCGCCGAACATCACGTTGAAGTCGGGGACGCTCTTCTCGTCGGCCTTGGTGATATCGCCGATGTTGAGCGCTGGGTCAGTCCCATGCACAGCACAGTAACTTTCTGCGGCGTACTTATCAAACTCGCAGAAAAGGGCAGTTTTGTAATTCAAAAGAGGTTCCTCCTATCAAATAGTATAGCACATACTGCTGCTCAAGTCAAGAGATTTTGTTGCACCGTATGACCAGTCAGACCTTTTTTATTTCCTCAAAGACAATTTGCTTGGGCAGCAGTCCCATACAAACATAGACACTGCTAAACGGCGGGTTCAAAGAGGGCTTCTGTTCCTCATAGCTCTTGAAGTAAGCGATAACACACTTGTCAGACTCGAACTCTGGTGTGTTGATCACGTCAAAAATAGTGTAGCAAATTGCAGTTTTATCCACGTCATCAGAGTTGATGATGCCAGTAGCCTTGCGGAATGCCTCATTGTCGCTCAGGTCGCCCTTGTCTATCAGTGTCAACTCTCCGTCGAACACCAGGCCAGAAAACGTTTTGTTGCTGGACAGAATGTCCGTGATGTGGTCAAGTCCCTCGTAAGGAACACCGCTACGGGCATAGAGCTTACCTTTGTAGAAAGTGGCCCGAACACCGTTGAGCTTCTGAGTAAGGGCGAACCACGTCCCCTCTTTGAGCGGGTACTTATCAATAGGATATGCTTGCTGGACTTCCCACTCTGGGATCAGACCCGGAATGACTTTGTTTACAGTCTTGGCAGTAACACCCAGGCGAAGTGTCTTTGCCAGCAGCTTCGTGTAAAACTCCTTCACACCAGTTGGGCACGCTTGCAGAAATGCACACACCTGATAGACCGTAACATCGTCCAGGGCTTTCTTGGCTGATAAGGTATCGCAAATTGTGTAGATGTCGCACAGCGTCAGAGTAATAGTCGGATTATATTTAACCGGACGGCTCATCGTCTGCTCCGAAATCTTGTAAGTAAGCATGGGGTTAAGTGCATAGTAAAGGAGCTTGCGAAAATGCTCATTATCCTTATACCGCCGCAACATCTCCTGCTTCTTCAATGTGCTGGACTCCTGCTGGAGCGCACACAACGCTGTGATAGCGTCAAACATGACAGCCTCCTTTCAGATCCAACAAATCTCTGGTTTACCAGTGTAGCCATGCTCCCAGACAAACCAAGCAAAACACATCGTTGTCGCCCAAGGCTTACCTTTCTCGTCGTGGTCAAGGCCGTTGTTAAGCGGACTGACACGCTTGGAAAATACATAGACCCGTTTTAATGGAGAGTTCATCAACAGCTCTTTTCGGGCTGCACCCTCCAACAACTGGATCTTGGCGAACATAATCACCTTGTTAGTAGCAACCTTCAGTGCCTTTTCGATAAACTCTTTCGCCAACGAGAACGGCGGGTTGGTGATTACGTTGTTGTACGGGGTGGTATATGTCGTGGTGAGGAAGTCCACACCACCCACTACATTACACCCAAATTTATCCTCACGCTGGATTAGGTCGGTGGAGGCAATTTCGCTGTCGGGATAGTAGTCCCGAAGGACTTTGCTGATATGACCTTGACCAGCCGCAGGCTCTAAGATAGAGCCTACGAGCTGTTCACGGTCGAGGATGGCACGGGTCGCTTCAAAAGGAGTGGCATAGAAGTCATGCTCGGCGCGGGAGCGTGTGGGAGACATCCCCGCCAAGCTGGTGCCAGTCAGATATACACGCTCACTCATGGCTGCATCCTCAATAAGGGATCGAAGGACGGCATAGGGTTCAGCTTGTGGAGATTATGAGTGTGGAGGGTGGCAATTTTGGTATCGGTAGCCTCGTTGCCAGAGGTGCCGGTAATGATATACCTATCGAGGTCGTCATAGGAAAAGCCCAGATTATCCTCATCGGTTTTCCCGCAAAGACCATCAGAGGGCACCTTGTTTACCAGCTCGGCAGGCAGACCCAGTGCGTGACCAATCTGAATGACCTCATGTACCATCAAATTGGCAAGAGGGCTGAAATCGCCAGCACTATCACCAAACTTGGTGGAGTACCCCACAAAATCCTCAGAGCGGTTACAGGTGTTAGCGACCCGCCCACCATTAGGAAGGGACTGGGCGATAGCGTAGAGCGTGGTCATGCGGATACGGGCAGGCAGGTTCGTCTTCGTTTGCTCACTGACTTCCATCTTGATGCGAACCCTAAACAAAATGGAATCAACAGGGCTTTGGATATTTACCTGATACGACCGGATGCCAAGATGCTCCACGACCCGCTTACTGTCCTCGATATCAGCCTGCTCTCCACACGGCATAAGGACACCAACAACTCTTTCCTTTCCCAGGGCTTCAACACAGAGGGCGGCGACGACACTCGAATCTTTGCCGCCAGAAATGCCGACCACAGCGTCACATTTGGGGCCGTTCATATTGAAGTAGTCACGAACCCACTGGACAATCTCATTCTTGGTTCGCTTCGGATCGGACAACATTAAAACTCACCTCCGTGGAGATTTTTGCGTACCTCGTCCAAGGTGAAAACCTTGAGCATCTGGCCGTTTTTGAACACAACTTTCAGCTCGTTATCTTCCTGTGCCTGTTCCCAAGTAAGGCCGTCTGTGTAACAATAGTTGCCACTGGGGAGGCTCCTGGTGACACGGCAGCATCCACGCTGAGACTTTTTGAAGTTGCCGCTATCGGTCTTGGGATTCTTGTAAATCATAATGGGCTTGCCGTTGTAATCCTCAGCATAGGTAGCCTTGACAGCAATGCCAAAGGTATCACGGGTATAAGGTGCATAAGCCCTGCTGTCACCGTCTGTTGCCTCCAGACACTGCATGGAGAAGGAGCCAACACCCAACGAGACGTTGTTGATAGCGAACCCACGCTCTATGAGAATCTGATAAATCGCCTCGCAGCGTTGCGGAGTAATACTGTCGCCATAGAGCGCCTTAACGTGTGGATCAAGAACCTTGTAGCCCTTACTGTTTACGGTGCCGCCGAAGATATCCCACAACTTGAATACAGTTTTGGTTACGACCTCCACAGGGTCGCCGCTGTCTCCACGGATAAGCAGGCACCCATCATGCGCCAAAACATCGTCCTTGATCTGAGGAAGAATATTGTCTACCAGGTTCCAGTAGTCATAGCTGTCGCTAACCATGGAAAAGTTCTGGTGCGGGTAAACTTCTTTCAGCAGACGCTTGATGTGCGTTACCTCATCACCATCCACAGCATAGTTGGAGCACATGACGCTATGCTCAGTAGATAGAGCACCATAAGCCACAGGCTCATTCTCAACACGGCAGGCGTAATTCTTTTCCAGCCAAAGGATGGCCGGCACTGTGGCCGTATTCAAAAAGCTCAGGCAGAACGCAGCAGAACTCTTGGTGGCGCTCTCCACGCTTTCCTGACCGCGCATGGAGAAGTCGCCCAGGAGCTTGGCCCGCACTACATTGTCGTCGCAGGTGATGTCGGCAAACTTGTTGACGATTTGCCGATAACGGTATCCCACCTCAGCCGAGATCTGAGTGTGCCACATGGAGCAAGATAGCATAGTTTCGATGCTGTTGACCAACCAGACAAAGTGAGGGTTAGTATTCGAGATCTCGATTTGCGGGACGTGGATATCGGTACGAGCACCTTCTGGCACAGCGCGAATCATGAGGGGTAGGTAGCCCAGCTCATGAAGCTCTTTCACGCGACCATAGCCAACGCCATCTGTACCGATGGTGCAGCCCAAAACCCGAACGTATTCCTTCATAACCTCACCGAGAGGACGGTTGAAGAAATAAGTATTGAACGCCTCAATCAGGTATTCCTGGATAAACGCCTGTAAGCCGAACATCGTAACCTTGTTCACATCAGACAGGCGAGTCATGCGAGGTGTGTAGTAGGACACCATCTTGGTCAAGGTTCGCGGGTACTGCTCGGCGTGGGCTGTTTTATAGAAATCCAAGCAGAGCAGTGGATTGTATGAAATCATTGTTTGATACCCTCTTTCAGTCAATGATGGAGATTTTTTCGTGAGAAGCACGAAGGATGCTGCTGGTTGTGAACACATGAGAGATAACGCCGTCCGTCAATACGTCGCCCTGCAAAATAGTATCTTCGCAATGACTGACATAAAGGAAGATTTCTTTTGCTCCAGCACCTCTCAAAGCATGGGCGGTATGAGTAAATGTACCGCCACGAGAGCAGATATCATCCACAATCAAAATATTCCGCCAAGCAACTTTTTCGGGGTCAGTCAGTTCCAGACGTTCAATTTTGCCGGTACGCCAATCGCGGTGCTTGATGCAGAACACATAGTCCATCTGGAACATAGCAGAGTACCGCTTGGCTGCACCCTCGTCGGGGTAGCACAGCAAAACATCCATATTGCGCTTACCGTTCAGTTTGTCGATCACCGACTCGATACAGTCATGGGCTGCAATAGGCTCGACATGGTTAATCAAAGCCTCAGAGACATTGGAGTGGGGATCAAACACTTGGACATAGGAGAAATGCAGACTGTTGATAAACTCCGCAAACCATTTGAGGGTAAAAACCTCATCGCAGTTTTTCACACGATCCATACGCGCATTGGGCACATATGGCATATACAGCCCGATTGGAGTATTCTCCCCATTGTTGGCCCGGATATGATGAACAAGGTTCCAAAGCAACATACACTCGTGGTCGCCATCATACTTCCAGTCAATCTTGTAAGCGTCGTCTCTTGCATAAAGCCGCAAAGAGCAGGTTTTGTCCGGGAAAGATGTAGGGGAGAGCTTTTCACCATTTACCGTAAACATCTCAGCCCTCCCAGTTCTCCACGTTGATCTGGCACACCTTCATAGCGGCCAAAGCATTGGCGTGGCTTTCAGGGGTTACACCAGCACAGCAGGCAGCATCAACGGTGATCTTGGCCTCTGGCAGAAACGCTTTGATAAGCAAAGCGTTGGAAATAACGCAGATATCGGTGCAAAGGCCAACCACAACCACCTCATCTACACGCTGCCGCTGAGAAAGAGTATCCAGGCACTCGCCCAGATCAACAGAGCCGAAAGTGTCCTTCTGGAATACCGACACACCCTTGTGAGAGTCAATAGCCGCATGGCTGACAGCTGTAGCCACAGCGTCATGAAGTCTCCATCCTGCCGTCTCCTCAATACAGTGCTCAACAGGGAGCAGCTTGCCCTCCTGAGTCTCCAGATAGTTACGCTGGTGCGTATCCTTGGTAATGTAGATCGCGTCGCCATCAAAACAGTTGACCTTCTTAACGACGTTATCTACAATGGCCTGTGCTTCCGGCGTCCCAAGGGCACCGTTAATGAAATCGTTCTGCATATCTACGATCACAAGAACCTTCATCGTAATCACTCCTTCAGAATGAGCACTCACACGGTAGCTTATCATCATCTTTAATGAGTTTCCGTGCGACTGCCCAGAATTTTTGAGGTTTGGTTTTTTCAGTGGGCGGCAACGCCTTTTCTTTGAGCTTGGCAAATTCCGCCTCAAATTCTGAAAGATAACCTTGCTTTAGAATACTGTACCCGATCGCATCCTCAGCTTGCTTTGCCTTTGCCCATATCTCAGGGTAGAGGCAATACACAATAAACCAGTGTTGTTTACCAGCTTTTAGGCAACCGGTACAATTTGCATGGTTGAAAATGCTGTAAGGTTTCGGACGATCAATCCCAACCTCCTCAATCTCATGGATCGTTCTCGTTTCCCAAGTCAACGGATACTCAGTCTGATAACCCATAGCAGCCATAATGCCGACTCTACGCCGGATGCGGTGCTGCTCATTGGCATCAAAACCGTATACCAAGGAAATGTCGTCTCGGATTTCTGGAGGATTTGCGGGATAATGCTCAGCAAGCCATTTATGGAACGGCTCAGTTTTCAGCCTATTGGTGCAGAGAGCGGTGGACTGTGCGCCGCACTTGAACGCTTTGATCTCCATGCACACATCAAACTGATCTTTGGTTTCCCATCCAGGCATATTGGCGTATGTGATAGGAACGCCCAGATAGTCCGCAACCTCATTTTTGAAACGCTTGATGTCTTTGTCTTCGGTACGGGGACAAAGATCATGATTGAGCAAAATCGTGTTCTCTGCCCCGTACTTTCTGACTACTTCCACGGCGGCAATCGCAGATGAATGACCGCCAGAAAAACAAACGATGTACTTCATACCGACCACAACCATCATGGCTGAGGCCAACTGCCTAATCCTCCCATGCTACTTGCCCAAGGGCTTTCACGCTGTAACAGGCAGCTTTACCGTATGCTTACCAATCTCATACGAACCTGGTTTACCAGGATTGGTATTATCTCCTTTCGTTGTTGTTGGTTTGTGTGCTTTTGAAATACTTGCCGATAGTGGCGAGAGTCGCACAGGCCAAGGGAATGAAATCCGGCGTAAAGCGCGTTGTGTTGAACATCAGATTCATGCCGTCAGCGATAGTAGTACCGACACAGACCTTCAGTATCCACCCGCCGATCCAAGCGAACCCGAATGTGAGAACGGGACTGAACACGAGCAGGCCGATCATGCCAATGAACGCAGTGACCCAACCGAGAGCTTCCATCTTGTTTCTCATTACCAGCACCTCCTTTCCACAATAATTACAGACCCAAGATCATGTTTGCTAACCGACATCTGCCAGAGAAATATTCTCCATAACCGCCCTTGCTTCAAGGGCAGCAAGGTATTCCACCATTGCTTGAATCTGGATGTTGTAGGTGCTTCTGGGGCAAGTCGGGGTAAACTCCAACGTACCCGCATCCCAGCTATCCAGCATAGCTTTCAGCTTTTTATAGCGAATGGCGAGCTGGTAATATTCAGCTGCAAAACGGTCTTTGTAGTAATCGCTCTTCATTAGAGCGACTGTATCGTTCAGATTCATAAACTTCTTCCTTTCTAAATCAAAGGCTTATTCTATTGGGACTCCAATGTACTCAAGCACTCGCCGCATACCCAAGCCATGTTCTTCCCATGGCTTCATACAATAATTCCAGAGTTTCGGGTG